CCATGCCCTAATTTGGTAGTATTTGTGGCATTACCTGTCCAACTGACTATAGATTGCCCATAAGTGGTGTTAGCCCTGACACTGGTTGTGATTGTGCCATCGGTATTAGAGGCGGTAGTTCCGCCCATGTCCCATGTCCATGCAACTATATCATCTCCACTTACGGAGTTGATACGATAGCCCCCATCGTCTATGCCTAGCGTAAATCCATCTGCTGTAACACCTGTAACGAGTCTGTTCACTGTTCCATCAGACAGACCCGTAGCTTCCACAATAGTTGTGTTAGTAGATAAAGTCTTAGGCAATCCCCTAACTGCGTCTACTAAACGATGGGGGCTTGATCTTGTTCTATTTTTAAACCAAATAAAATCTGGCTTAAAGCCTGTCCCCCCTACATACCTTACTTGTGTATTAGCCTCATAAACCACTGTAGAAAAACCTTCTACAGAATAGTCTTGCTTGAACGGCAGATAGAAACCATTTGTGCCGTATGTACCAGCGTATTCAATGGGATTCCACTCCCCGTATTTCCCTGTCTCACCAAATGAATCTGGTGTTAGTGCTTGCCCGTCAATGAAGTTTACTTCGCCAAGATAGCCCCCAAATTCATCACCATCACCACTTCGGTCAAAATCCCCTATGTAGTTTTTATTAGCGGTTAAATTCATAAATGTGTTTTGGTTTTGATTTGGATTAAGAACATTAGCAAAAGATGTTATTTGAACTCCATTTACATATAATTTAATTCTATCTGCTGCTGTTCCGTTTGTCGTATCAACTACCGCAACAATATTATACCAAGCACTGGTGTCTCTAAATACTTGGGTACTTTCTTCTCTGAATATATAAGAACTATCGTATTGATAAAAATGCAAAGTATTGTCACCCGCAAAATGCAGGTGAGTGCTACTGCCGTTGTACACTCCTGCGGCAAATAGAGTAGATTGCGCTGCGTTACTTAGTTCTGATCTTTTGACCCATGCACTCCAAGTCCAAGTTTTAGCATTTCCGTTTGAAGTAGGGGTGCGAGTCAACCGAGTTTCACGCCCCTCATCAAACCTAAGACTCTGCTCTATTTCATAGTCACTAGCAGCACTAGCACCTAGTAACGTATTATTATCTAATACACCCATCTTATTTCACATCCAGTGAAGCCACGGCTTGTATTTGATTCGCAGCTTTAACAACATAGTCAAGTCTATCTACTGAGTTTGCGGCTGTGCTAAGTACGGGGGCAGTTCCACCTACAAATTTGAAGTTAGAACCATAGGCCAACGTGCGTGAGCCTGTGCCGTCCTGTGTAATAAAGATTGAGCCACTTTGACCAGCAATGACGTTACTAGGATTAGCAAGTGTCCTGTTCCCGGCAAGGGTAACTGAGAAATTATTAGCCAAGGCTAAGTTTGTGGCAATACTAGTAGCGTCAGTTAGCGCAACTACAAGCCCCACCGCTGCGCCAGAAACTGTTAACGTAGCTGTGGGAGAAGCTGTACCAATACCGACTTTTCCTGATGCAGAAGCAACAAGTTTATTTGGGCCTACATCAATTGTAGTTCCTGTGATTGTGGTAGCCATTTCTTTCCCCTATTTCGGAATTGATGTTTTGATTGCAGCTATAGCATCCTGCCAAGTTGTTGTGCTATTGACTAAATCATCGTAGCGCATTTCGTCTTGGTTGAGTAAGTCGTATTTAGCTTTTCGGCTTCGGGCATACAATTTAGAATCGTATTCTGCCTGTAACTCCATGATCTTAGCAGTAATAGCTGCTTCGGTCGGTTGAGTTTGTTCGCTATCCAACCACTCGATAACCTCGCCACGAATCACCCACTGAGCCGATGGTGTTAATGCTTGTAATGCTGCGACTGTATCGGTCATGGGGTTATCCTTTGATTTCGGTTAGGGTTATTGTGCTAGTCCCACGAGGTGCGTAGCTACCATTATCCTGATTATTGGGTCTATTAAGGAACATAGTTGAGTTGTAACTGTTTCCCAGAGTAATCATCACTGAGTATGTTGTTGCGCTTGTGGTTGAGGGGCTATCTAAGAACTGCATAGGTACAGCATTCATCTCTATTGCGTAAGGAGTGCCGTTAGTGCGTATTCCAACAGTATCTCTAAGCTGAAGGCTTAAACCTGCGTCACCGATACAAATAGTTGAGTCACTTCCCCTTGCAATGCGAAAGTGCATAGTTCCTAGGCCAAAGGAAGCCATCATACTCACACTAACAAGTATTTTACTACTCGTAGACGATGGAGTAATTGCAGCAGAAAGACCCGACGCAACATACGTGTTTGTTTCATTTGATGAAATTGCCACTGCTGATTTTAAGGTTGAACTAACAATTTGCAAAACTGAGCCAGCAGGTACACTAGCACTTGTCATACCGCTAAACTGGTTAGATAAAGCTATCGTGCCTGACCCGTTTGCTGTCTCAAGCGTGTCAACTTTTATTTTAGAAGCCATTATTTACTCTCCAGTGCTTCAATACGAGCAATAAGTTCTTGTATCGTAGCTGTTAATAGTGGAACCAATTTGCTTTGGTCAATGCCTTGCATGGAAGGCACAGAGCGTGTCCCCATGACTGCTGCTTCTGTGTCGGTAGCTGCTGTCACTTCATACTGCTCATCCATCATGGCATCTTTAGTGCCTGATACTGCTTCTGGCACAACGTCTGCTAGTTCATGTGCTATAAAGCCATTGACGTTACCCCCAGCAATCCAATCAAAGTTGCAAGGTTTTAATAACTTAACTGCTGCTGTAGCACCTGATATTGGTGTGACGTTTTCTTTAAGGCGGTAGTCTGAGGAGGTGTTGTAGGCTACTGATGATGCGTTTGAACGGATAAAACCGCATTGCTGGTTTGCGGTGTTATAGAAATCAATTGCATCGTAACCATTAATAGACTGCAATCTCACTGTTGATTGAGCAGCTTTTGCTTTTAAATTAAGTATATAATTATTACTTACAGCAGTGGGCGAGCCTATTCCAACCTGACCCGTATTAGTAACTTTCATAGCAGCAGTCCAAGTAATCGCTGCTCCTGCTGAACCGCTTGCGGCTACGTTGAAATAGTGAATGCCTGCATGTTGAATGTATTGGCTGGCTGCTTTGGCCTCTATATATTTATTACCAGAGTTATTTACAGCATTAACGTTAATGTCTAACTCGTCATCACCTTGATTGTACCAAGATAAGTTAGAAGTAGACCCTAGCTGTAACATATTACTAGCAGTTGTTGCTAATAG